CGCCCGCCGTCTGGAATTCCTCGAACAGCGGAATCTGCCGCCAGGCCGAGTAGGCCGCCGAGTCCACTACGATGTACTTCTGCTCGCTGGGCGGCACCTTGGCCAGGAACAGCGCCGTTTCCGCCGCATCCACCGTGGCTTCCGTCAGCGCAGTGCCCGGTGTCCCAACTGGCGTGTTGGTCGTGAACCCCGCATACAGGTTCAGCAGGCTGGTTTCGATGCTCTGCGCGATCGCCGCCACTGCCGGCTGCATGTAAATCTTCAGCAGGTCCGGCACCGCCAGTATCTTCGTCACGTCCGGAATCTGGAACGTCGCTTCCGCGTGCGTGTTCAGCACGATCTGCGCATTGCCCAGGCTCGGATTCTGCGGCGTCACCGTGCCGCCGGCCGCGATGTTGTTGGCTACCATCGTCGGCGGTATCGGCACGTTCACCGTATCGCCGGCATTTGCCAGCACCGGCTCGTAATCGCGATTCACCAGGTTGCCCATCACCAGGTTTCCGACCAGCACCGGCAAAGCGTCCGCCGCCACCAGCTTCACAATCGCGCTTGCGACGTTGCTATTTGTAATTGCTCCCATTCTTTCTCCTTGGTTTGTACTTGCCGGCCCGCGGGCCGGGTTATAACTACAGACCTTTTAAGGTCTGCGACGCCACGCGCACGATTTCTTCTCGTACCCGCCGCATGTCTTCCGCGCTCATGCCCGGCCGGATTCGGTCGATCGTCACCGCCTCGCCTCCGCCCGCCGGACTCTTCAGCATCCCTGCCATTCCGCTTCCCCCGGGTATGCGCGCCGGCAGAAATTCCGGATTTTCTTTCACGAACGCCGCCAGATACTCGCGAACCGGCAGCTCGCCGCTCTCGACCCGCGCTACCAGCCTCCCGTCCTCGCTCCGCACGATCTCGTCCTGCACCGCTTTGAAGGCTAGCTCCACCTTCGCCACACCCAGACGCTGCAGTTCCGCCCGCACTGCCGATGCGCGCTCCGCCTCCTCCGCCACTTTCCGGCTCCGTTTGTTCTCCTCCACCAGCTCGTTGACGCGGCGCTCCAGTTGTTCCCGCCGCCGTCGCTCTTCCTGCAACTCCGCCTTGTGCGCCGGCTCGGCCTTGGCCTGTTCGTTGTTCACAAATTCCTGGATCGCCTGCCGCACCACCGCTTGTACGTCGATTTCTTCCATATACCCCTATCCCCGAACTCCCTCGCAAATTGCTCCCCCTGCCGCCATCCTTGCGCGACCGAGGAAGTCCGCCCGCGCCTCCCGCCACCCTACTCCGCCGCCTCTTCGATCTCTTCCGCCACCCGGCTCTTCACTTCCTGCTTTGCATCGGCCAGGTATTGGAATGCCAGCCGCTTGTAGATCTGCTTGGTCAGGGTGGGGGAGTGGATTCCCAGGTTCAGCAGCTTTTGGGCCTCGTCCAACTCCGTGCTGAAGGCGTTGATGTCGAATTCGTCCATTCCCGCAATGTCGATCGAGACTTCGTCCTGCCGCGCCCCCGCCACCGCCCACAGCACCTGCTTCATGCTTTCCCGCACCGTTGTCCCATACGCCCCCAGCACTTCGGCGGTGGTCGCGAAGTCCAGTTGTTTGCCCAGCGCCGATTGATTGGCCGAGCTCGACGCTCCTCCCATCGCTTGGTTGTTCAGGTAACACACCCGGTAGATTTCATCCTTCATTTGCACCAGGTTGTCCGCCGCGATCTGGTAGACTTTTCCCTCCGGCTCCGCCCACCCAAACCGGTCCTCCGGTCCAAGTTGTATGTAATACGACTCGCCCACCATCTGGTTCCACTCGCGTTCCGAATAGACCACCGGCATTGCGAACAGCCCCATCGTCAGCGCCCACCCCAGCGCATTCGACTTGTTGAAGTGTTCCAGTTGCAGCAGCGCGGCTCTGTTCATCAGCCACAGTCCCTCGGTCACCCGCATCTGAAATAGCGGCACCCGGCCCAGCGAGGCCAGCGCGTGCCGCCCCTCGTCGATTCTCTCGATCGGCTGCCCCTCGCCCGCCTTCCGGTAAATTTGATAATTCTCCCGGTCGTAGTAGATCCAGCGCGTTTCCTGTTCCCACCTCGCGTCCGTCACCTTCGATTGCTGGAGACATGACGTCCGGATTACCGCCCAGTCCATCCCCCCGTGCGGGTCGTAGTTCCAGTTGATGACTTCGTCCGCGCCGTAGTCCGCCAGGTACGCTCGCGACGTCCCCGCGGCGTCTTCTTCCGCCCGCGTTAGCGCCGGCCCCGACGTGCGCGGAAAGTCCACCACCAGGTAGCTCGAGCCGTATACCAGCGCTTCCACGAATCGTTTGCGGAAGAACTCGCTTAGGCTTGTGCCCTTCAGGTCGCAGTCGTTCGCCAGCAGGCTGTAGAAGTTCTTTGCCCCGGCGTCGGTCCCTTCCAGCATCAGCGCCGGCTCGCGATGCATCAGCGTCGACGCGTACCAGTCCACGATCGATCCGATGTAGTTTTGGTAAAACACCCGGCTCAGCCGCTCCTGGTAGATCTCGCCTGGTTCTTTATTCCGCCGCAGCAGGTACTCCGCGGCGCGTGCCCGCAACTGTTCGCCGCCCAAGTACAGGTCCTTGTAGCGTCTCCACGTCGCCTTGCGCGCGATGTATTCCGGATGCTCCCGGTTGATCGTCTCCATGATTAGAACAATCGCTCCCGCCGCTCCCCGATTCTGGGAAGCATTCTGCATTCCTGCCACAACAGGTATCCCAACGCGTCCGATAGGTGCGTCCTCATTCGGTCCCGGTCTTTGTCGATCGTGTTCGAATCGGCCTTGTAGGTCACCTGCTCCAAATCCTTGATCAGTTCCTTGCACTTCGGGTCCACCAGCAACCCGACGTCTCCCGTCGCCGATCGCAACTTCGCATTCGTCAAATTGATCCGTTCCCGCACGCTCGGGTTCGCCCTCGGAACGCGGTACTGAAGCGTCATCCCCGAGTGCACCTGAAAGTATTCGCGGATCATTTCGTAGTCCGTCGCCCCCGTCGTTTGCCGCTGGTTTCCCGACGCGTCTCCATAAATGTGAACGCCCGCCCAATGGTCCGGATACCGCTTTAGGAATTCCTCGCTGGCGTCCATCGTCGTCCCGTTTCGCACCACGATTTCATCCAGCACTAGCACCTTGCCGTCCACCATCTGCACCACCAGCGAGCTCATCGGATCCACGTTGAAGTCCAACGCCCACAGCAGTGGCAGCCTCTGGTCGCGGCCCAGGTCCTTCAGGTTCTCAGCCCGCGCGAACGAGCTGTATACCGTGCTTCCGCTCAGGCTCAGGTACGCGCCCAGCACTTCCTGCCGGAAGAACCGCTCGTCGTAACTCTCCTGCAGCCGGTCATAGAAATCGGGCACCCTCGCCAGCAGGAACCGATTCTCGTAGGGTTGCGCCACCACAACCCCGTACCCCTTGCTGGGTCCCTCCACGAATTTCCGGAACACCCAGTCGTAACCTTTCGGCGTCCACACCGCGAAGCCGCACAGTCGCTGCGCTTTCGGGTCCCGCAATCGGCCCTCCAGCCGCAGCCACGCCGCCTCCGGTGTGTATGTCAGCTCATCTAGTCCGAACCACGCTAGGTTGGTTCCGCGCAGCCGTTCGAATTCATCCACCGGCCGGAACACAATCCGCGATCCCGTGTCCTTCATCCGCAGCGTGTTCTCCGCCTTGTTGTGCTCGTACGGAATTCGGTTGCTGTCTAATATCTCGAACAGCGTCGCCTGCGTCGCGTCCCGTAACATCTGGTAGGTCGGCGCCCCCAGCAGTCCCATCCGCCTCGGATTCAAGTAACTCAGCCGGATCGCTTCCTGGCAAAGCGCCTGGCTCTTGCCGCTCCCGATCGGCCCTGAGAATCCCTTGAAACGCGCTGTCAGTTCGTGAAAGGATTTCTGGGAGGGCAATGGGTCATAGGCTATCTCTCGGAGTCGGACGTCACTGGCTCGACCCATGTCACTTTGATCTCCTTCGCCTCGTCGGCTGCCTCCTCTAACTCCTTCTTCATCTGTACGAGCTTGATATAGTCACCCACCGAGGGGCTGAAATCGGTCTCCGTGATCCTCTCCTCGAATTTGGCGATGGCCCTCGTGAGCACTTCCGAAACCTTGAGCTTCTGTTTGAGCGCCTGATAATAGGTGCAATCCTCACAAGGCTTGGAAATCGTCTTAGCGCTTCTCTTCACCTTGCTAGTCATTGTTTGTCCAAAAAAAATCGGCTCCGCGATTGACTCGCGAAGCCGCGCAACCCTCTTCCCGTTTTGAATGTATCATCGGAGCGATCGCACACCCGCCCCGAATTACATCTCAACTTATTGAAAACTCACGAACGAAACTTTTTCTTGTATTGGTGAAGACGATTTGGCTCGCCGCCGCCCGCCCGCCACTTAGTGTGATCGGAGCCGCAGGCGTGGCGCGGCCTGTCAGGCTGCTGAGCCGAGAGTCATCTCGGCTTTTCTTCCCTTACTCGCCCGCCAGCGCCGCCTCCGCCACCGTCGCCCTATGCAGTTCCACTTTCCATCGCTTCATCCACAGGAACAGCGTCAGCAGGCCCCATAGATGGTATCCCGCGTTGATGCGCCTCTCCATGTGATCGCGGATCAGCGCTTCAATCGCCCGCTCATGGAAAATGCCGCTCGCCTTGACCGCTTCCGGCGTCAGCGTATCCATCAGCAGCCGCCGCAGTGGCCGCCGGAACCAGTCGTGCGTCGGTATGTCGAAGCCGGCTTTCTTCCGGTTGAGTACGCGTTCCGGCAGCTTCCCGCGCATCAGTTCCTTCAGCACGTATTTCTGCCGCCAATCGCGAATCTTCAACCGCACCGGCAGCCGCGCCGCGAACTCCACGATCCGGTGGTCGAGCATCGGCGGCCGCACCTCCAGCGAGTGCGCCATGCTCATGCGGTCCGTCTTGTACAGGATGTCGTCCGGCAGGTAGTAATTCTGGTCCACCCGCAGATATCGCTCCACCACGCCGCAGTTGCCTGTCGCCACGCGCCGCGCCAGTTCCGCCAGTCCATTGTCGCCGCCGCCGCGCCGGATCGCTTTGAGCTGTTCGCTCGAAAACGTGCCGTTCCAGAAGAAGTGCGCCTCGTCCGGATCCAGCCAGCTTCCCTCTATCCCGCGCTTCAGCTTGTACTCCAACCCGATCTTCTCGTCCGACACCGGCACGTATCGCTCTAGTGCCCCATGCACCCAGCGGCGCAGCCACCGCGGCGTCAACCGCAGAGGCCTCGCCAGCCGGTCCGCCTGGTACGTTTCATACCCGCCGAACAGCTCATCCGCGCCTTCTCCCGATAGCGCCACCGTCACGTGCTGCCGGGTCATCCGCGAGAGAAACCAGACCGGAAGCGCTCCCGCGTCCGCGCTCGGCTCATCCGAGTAATACGCAAAATCCTCAATCGCGCTCTCGAGCTCAGTCTCCGGATTCAGGTCGAATTCGTGGTGATCCGTCCCGTAGACTTCCGCCACTTCGCGGAAATACGAACTCTCGTCGAAACTCCGTCCGCGAAAGGAAATCGAGAATGTCTTCAACCGGCTCCCGCTCTCTTCCGCCGCGTAATGCAGAATCGTCGACGAATCCACTCCGCCCGAAGCCCACACTCCAAGCGGCACATCGGAAACCAGGTGTTCCCGCACCGACTCTCGCAGCAGCCCGTCCAGCTCTTCCTTCGCCGCCTCCAGCGAATACCGGCGCGCTCCCTCGCGCGGCAGCTCCCACCATCGCTCTATCCGGCACTTGCCCGGGCTCCATTCGAGCAGGTGCCCCGGCGGCACCTTTCGAATTCCTTCGATCAGCGTCCGATCGCCCGGCACGTAGTTGACCGAAAGAAACCGGTCCAGCGCCCGCTCATCCAGCCGCCGCGGAACGTGGCTGTGCTCCAGAATCGCCTTGAGTTCGCTCCCAAAGTACAAATCGTCGCCGCTGCGGTAGTAATACAGCGGCTTGATCCCCATCCGGTCGCGCGCCAGCACCAGCCGCTTCCTGGCCTCCGACCACAGCGCCACCCCGAACATTCCTCGCATCCGCTCGAAGCATGCCGTGTCCCACTCCATAAATGCCCGCAGCACCGTCTCGGTGTCACACTGCGATCGGAACCGGTGCCCCAGCCGCTCCAGCTCACGCCGGATCTCCCTGTGGTTGTATATCTCGCCGTTGAAGACAATCACGGTGCCGCCGTCATCGCTTACGATCGGCTGATCGCCGCCGGCCAGGTCGATGATCTTCAGCCGCACCGCGCACAGCGTGATTTCGCTGCCCTCGTATATCCCCTGCTGGTCCGGCCCCCGGTGGTGTATGGCCTCGATGATGCGCCCGGCCACCTCCCGGTCCCACACCCCGCTCAGCCGCGTAAATCCCGCAATCCCGCACATTCTCTTTAGCGATTCCCGGAAACCTTCAGTGTATCCAACCAACGTCGGTAGGGCATGCTTTAGCTTGCCCAAATCTTGTCTTTAGTTTGCCTCTTGCTTGCCCGTATCTTCCCAAGCCGGACCTCCCCATCCTGGGGCCGCGTCACTTGCTGGAGGCTATAATCAGAGCTTCATGCCGCCCGGCCAAGTCCGCCCATTGACGTCGCATTATCGCTGGTATATCTGCGCGCTGCTCTTCTTCTCCACAGTGATTGCTTACGTCGACCGCGGCGTGCTCGGTTATCTGAAGGACACGCTGCAGCATTACATCGGCTGGAACGCCATCCAGTATTCGAACGTCCTGGTCGCGTTCCAAATCGCCTACGCGATTGGACTGGTGGGCGCGGGATGGTTCACGGACTGGCTGGGCACGCGCAAAGGCCTCGCCATCGCCATCGTGTTGTGGAGCGTCGCCGCCATGTCGCCGGGCGCAGCCAGTTCGGTCCTGACGTTCGGCATCGCGATGTTCTTTCTAGGTCTTGGAGAAGCCGCCAACTTTCCCGCCTGCATCAAGACCGTGGCGGAATGGTTTCCCAGGGGCGAGCGGGCGCTGGCGACCGGCATTTTCAATTCCGGCGCCAATTTCGGTAACGTCGCGTGCCCGCTGCTGGTGCCGCTGCTGGTGGTTGCTTTCACCTGGCGCGGCGCCTTCGTGGTCGCCGGCGCTACCGGTTTTGTCTGGCTGGTGTTCTGGCTGCTGATGTATGCCAAGCCGGAGAAGCATCCCTCGGTTTCCGCCGCCGAACTGGCGCACATCCAGAGCGATCCCGGGGAACGCGTGGAAAAAGTCGCCT